TCGAGTACACCCGGCAGGGCGACGACCTCCTCATCCAGATCGACGGCAAGGACTACGGGCTGGTTGAGCAGACCAAGGCCGCCGACTACCTCGCCGAGGCGGCCAAGCGCGGCCAAGACGAGCTGGTCGCCGCCATCCAGAAGGAACCGTGGGTGAGGCGATTCGGAGGCTCAGCGTCGTCCGCCGAACCGGAATGACAGCCCAGGCGGGAGCCTGATCGGCCGTAACGCGCCAGCTCCGTCAGGGCATGCCGTGTTTGGCGCGGCGCTCGGCGAGGTCCCGTTGGGTCTGGGCGCGGATGCGCTGCCGACGTGCCATCTCGTCGGTGACCGCCCGGTCGGTTGGGCCGGGGACCTGTTCGACGACGTAGTCCTCGCGCGGCCGGGTCAGTCTGGTCCGCAGGTACCAGTCCAGCTCGGTGTCGGTGTGGGCCCAGTACGCCGATGGGTCGGTGAACAGCTTGGCGAGGATGTCGTCGCGGAGCGCGATCCGCCACAACATCGGCTCGCCGCCATCTTCGCTCACGTGTTCGAACGTAGGCGGCTGGGGTGGCGAAGTCAACCGGCCGGGCGACCTCAACCCGCGAAGAAGTTGGGCTTCCCGCCCGAAGCCATCTCCTCGTTCAGCGCGATGGCCCTTCGGTGCGCCTTCGGCGCTTGGCCCCCAGGATACTGCTCGACTACGCCGCCGCCGGGCCACCGGTCGTAGACGACGGCAGTGTCGAAAGCGGGGCTTTCCGCGACGTAGCGGGGCCACGCCCGCAATGGGCCAAGGTCGGCGAGCAGCCGGTCGGGGTCAGTGGCCCCACTCTCGTCGTCCCAGTACGGGCTGTCATCCCGCGTTTCCTCGGCGCAGACCCCGACGATTGCGTCGTCCTTCCAGACGACCAACCATCCGGTCAGCCCCAGGCATTCGAACACGAGCTTCGTTTCGGTCATGCGCGTTCCTTCCGGAGTCGACCCTTCCGAGTCGCACCGGGGTGGTGTGGGTGTTACGGCTGGATGGCGCGCCGAGTTGACAACGTTGTCAGTCCGTCTTCGGTGAGCGTTCGGCGCGCGGGGGTAGCTCGGCGCCGTCTTCGGCGGTGTACCAGCGGAGGAACGCGACCACGGCCTTGCTGCGATCGGTGCCGCTCGCGCTGGCGACTTCGCCGGCGGTTTTCCAGAGGTCTCCGGGGACCCAGACGCGGGCCATGACCAGTCCGTCGGCTCGTTGGTTCGGCATGAGGTAACGGTACCACGGTGTGGCAACACCGACCAAGATTCTTTTTTCTTCCCCATTGTGGTGTGGCTACACCCGTGCTATAGTTATTACATCAGCAAGAGAGAGAAACCCCGGAGGACGAAATGACCACCACCGAAACCGCCACCCAGACCCGGACCCTCACCGTCACCCAGCTCGTCGACTTCCTCGACGAGACCCTCACCGCCGAAGAGGGCAAGAACCTGATCTACGAGCTGCTCACCACCGACGACGAAATCGGCTTCGAGCACTGCGACAACGACGACGAGTACTGGAAAGCCCAGCGAGTCGGCGACCTGTTCAAGGTGTGGCCCTGGGACGAAAACGACGTCTGACCGGCACGGGGCGGCCCACCAGCCGCCCCCAAGCCCCGGCCCGCAACGGAAGCGGGACCCACCGGGCCGGCTGGTTCGAACCCAGCCCGGGGCACGCACAGAACGTCCACACCAGACAGGAGAACCACACCATGGCGGACTTAGATCCGACCGACGGTTGCGATCAGTGCGGAACCGTCGGCCGTGAGCACGTTCCCGGCTGTGAAGCCGACGAACCGCAGGCTGACGACCATCCCTACCCGCATCGCGGCATCTGCCGCTACTGCGAGGCACCCGTGTCTCAGGTGACATCGGACGACCACTGGACAATTCGCACTCTTCACGGCGGCTACGAGGAGTGTCAGCAGGCACCGCTCCTCGAAAACGGCGACCCAGGACGGCACCATCCTCGACAAGCGTTCTCGGCTAACGGTCCCGTGCCAGACGAACGCCATTGACCCTCCGCCCCCGCCGCGCGCAGGCGCCGCCGGTCCACGACCGAGCGAGGGCACGCACCCAGACCGTCCACACCAGACAGGAGAGCCGATCATGGCGAAGTACACCGTGGTCCTGACCCGCATGATGAGCCAGGTCCACACGGTCGAAGCCAGCGACCTCAAAGCGGCAGTGGCTGAAGCGATGGACAAGGCGACCCTGATGCCGGACTCGGGCAACGATTTCGACGCTGCGGGTGACGAGGAGGTCCAGGTGATCGAGTTGGACGGCGAAGAGGTCTGGAACACCGACCGCGACTCCGAAGACGATCTCTTCTGATCCACCCACGCAACAGCGTTATAAAACGAGGAAGGACAGTGCCATGGACGACCAGGAGCAGCCGGGTCTGCTGAAGCTGCTGCACGACGCCGGCGCGGCGTTCCGCGACCTCTCCGCTGCCCTGAACCGGGCGGGTGCGGTCGAGGCGGAGCAGCTGCAGATCGAGGGTGGCCACCCGGTCATCCACGCCACCGCAACAGTGTTACGAAACGAGGAGTCATGACCGAGCAGGACCTGAAGATCAGCGCCATCCGCAAGCACTGTGCCCAAGCGCAGAATTGGCTGAGCATCGCCGAGGGAGGCGAGCACCCGAACCCCGTAGAGGCGATCACCTTCGCGCACGAGCACCTACGCGCGGCCTTGGACAAGCTGAGGGACAACGGGCCCGTGCACGAGCTGGCCGCCGCACCCCGCGTCTTCTTCCCCGGCGACACCGTGCCCGCCGGAGTGGCCGTGATGGACGTGGCCGGCGAGATCCGAACGTCCCACATCGATTGGAAGGTTCTGAATCACGCGGGCCAGATGGTGCAGCTTCACGACCGAGTCCCGTCAGAGTGGCAGGCCATCGTGGACCGTGCCCGCGCCGCTCGCGAGGGAGCCGCCGAGTGACGGCCCGTCTCTGGCGGCACCTGAGATGATCAGGCCATGCCCGACACCGCTGTCCGACAGCTACGGCCGCTGACGACCGGGACACGCCGGAGACGACCCCTGCTTGCGCACTGACCAGCGGCGAAGGTACATTTTTGATCGTCGAGCAATATCCCCGGAGGCCAGCGTCAAGGGGACCCGACGATCACGCCTCAAAGGACGCCCGGTGAGCCCAGCTCCCGGGCGTTCGCCGTACCCGGACTCCCGGAGGTGGTCGTGGATGGCACACGCCCATGGAGCTGCTGGCTCGCCGGGACGCTCGGTGTGTTCGCGGTCCTTGAGGCCCGGGCGCTGAAGGCCCGCGGCCCGGGGAAGCCGTCGGGGACGTTGACGGCGACGATGCACCGCTGGATGGGGTTGAACCCGCGCCGCGCCCGCCGCTACGTCCTCGGCCCGCTGTTCGCCGGGTTCCTCGGCTACCTGTGGCTCCACTTCCTGCACGGCTGGTTCAACACGTGAGGAGGGCACCACCGTGAACGGCTGGTCGTGGTACTGGACGGGGTGGTTCGGGGTCCTGTTCGTGGCGTTCGCGATCCCCGAGTTCTGGGCCCTCGGCACCGGGCACCCCGAAAACACGCTGTCCGCGAACGTGTGGCGGCTCGAGCAGTTCCTCCCCGGCGACCACTGGTGGCAGTGGACCGCGGTCCACGTCCTGGTCGGCGGCGCCCTGTTCGTGCTACTCGCCTGGCTCATCGGGCACTTCGTGTTCGGGCTCTGGCGGTAGGTGAACGCGTTGGCCAAATGCAACGGGCGCGTCCCCCTCAAGGACGACGACGGGCAGATGCTCCGCGACACCGACGGCCAGGTCCAGACCCGGCCCTGCGAACGCCCGGCGATCGCCGGCGGCAAAGTCTGTCCGGCGCACGGCGGGAAAGCGCCCCGGGTCAAGGCGAAAGCAGCTGTGATCGCCGAGGTGATGCGGTGGGGGCTCGGCGACACCAAAGTCGACCCGGGGGAGACGCTGCTGCGGCTCGTGTCGCAGTCCGCGGCCCGCGCCGAGCGGTACGCCGCCGAGCTCGAACAGTTCGTCGAGCAGCACGGCGGGGACCTCGCCGCGGCGCTGGTCGGTGACACGCTCGTCCTCGACAAGGACGGCGGCACCGTCAAGGTCGGCGAGTACGTGCGCGGCCTCGCGCAGCTCGAAGCGGCCGAGCGGGACCGGTGCGCCAACATGGCCACCAAGGCAATCGCCGCCGGGCTCGCCGAACGTCAGGTCCGGCTGGCGGAGCGGCAGGCGGAAGTCCTCGCCGAGCTGATCGAAGCCGCGCTCGCAGGCGCAGGGGTGACCGGTGCGGCGATCACGGCGGGCCGGCGCGCCGCGGCGCAGAAGCTGCGCCTCATCCAAGGAGCGTCATGACCGAGCGACGGCGACGCGCCAGCTACCTGAGCCCACCGGACTTCAAGCGGCTCGATTGGGCGTGCGAGCGGATCCGCGACGCGTTCGGCACACCGCCCTACCTCGTCGGCTCCGTCACCGAACGCCCGGACTACCGGGACATCGATCTGCGGCTGATCCTCGACGATGACGTGGTTGAGCGGATGTTCGGCGCCGATGGGCGCTATGGCACGCCGGAGAAGCCCACGCCGTGCGCGCTGCGGCAACTGCTCAACATCGCGCTGTCGGACTTCATCCAGCGCATGGCCAGCCCGCCGGCGCCGATCGACTTCCAGATCCAGTCGATGTCCGAGGCCAACGTCCCCGAGCACAAAGGCACCCGGAACCCGCTCGGCGTCCGCGAGCTTCGCCAGCCCTGACCGGAGGTGTCTTGTGGACACCTTCATCGCGCACCTCCTCGACCTCCTCGACCCGCCCCAGCTGGACGTGTTCGGCGCCCTCGACTACACGCCGACGCCGCGGCAGACCGAGTTCCACGACGCCACCGAGTTCGACGTCCTCTTCGGTGGCGCCGCCGGTGGCGGCAAGAGCAAGGCGTTGCTGCTGCACGCGATCCGCGCGTGCGCCACCACCCCGGGGTTGCGGGTCGGCGCGTTCCGCCGCACCTACGGCGAGCTGAAGGAGTCGCTGCTCGCCGAGCTGGCGAACCACTCGTTCGCCCAGGCCGTCGGCGCCCGCTGGAACGGCACCGAGTACGAGCTGCGGTTCCCCAACAGCTCGGTGATCATGTTCCGGTACGCCGAAAACCTGCAGGACGCCACCCGCCGGCAGGGTGGCCAGTACCAGCTGCTGGTGTTCGACGAACGAACCCTCCTCGCGCCCGACGTCGTGTCCTTTCTGGAGTCACGGCTGCGGTCCGGGCGCGCCGACATCCCCGTCCTCGGCATCCGCTCCAGCTCCAACCCCGGCGGCCCCGGGCACGGCGCCGTCAAGGCCCGCTACATCGCCGCCACCAACTACGGCGCCGACGTCATCACCGACGGCCGCGGCCGCACCGTCCGCTTCATCCCCTCGAAGCTGGCCGACAACCCGCACCTCAACCCCGAGTACGCGCGCGACCTCGCCGCCCTCGACCCCAAGCTCCGCAAGGCGTTCCTCGACGGCGACTGGGACGTTTTCGCCGGCCAGGTGTTCACCGAGTGGCGGCACGACCGGCACACCGTCGCCCCCATCGAGCTGCCTGAGCAGTGGCGCCGCTACAACGGCCTGGACTGGGGCTTCGCCGCCCCCTGGGCTGTGCTGTGGGCCGCGGTCGACGAAGACGACCGGGTGTGGATCTACCGGGAGCTGTACGCCACCCAGGTCGGGGAATCCGACCAGGCCCGCCGCATCCTGGCCGCCGAAGCCGACGGCGAGAAGATCGCCGCCCGCTATGCGGACGACGCCATGTGGGCCACCCGCGGCGACGCCAAGCCGATCGCCGAGGTGTACGCCGACGAAGGCGTCGACCTCACCACCGCCGGCAAAGGCCCCGGCTCCCGGGTCATCGGCTGGCAGCGCGTCCACTCCTACCTCGCCGACGCCCCGGCCTGCCCCCACCACCGCGCGCAAGGTTGGGACACCTGCCCGAAGCTGCACGTGTTCACCACCTGCGACGAGCTGATCCGCACGCTGCCGGCGCTGCCGCACGCCACCACCGGCAACCCCGAGGACGCCGACACCAACGCCGAAGACCACGCACCCGACGCGCTCCGCTACCTCCTCGTCAACCTCGGCGGCGAGTCCCGCTTCCACTTCCCGGAGGCGGAGACCACGACCACCACCCTCAACCCGGCCGCGACCAGCCCCCTCCACTCTCCTCCCGCCATCGAAACCATCGGCGGCTTCCCGATCCTGACAGGGGGTGACCCGTGGGCGTTGTGAGCCGCATCCGATCCTGGTTCACCGGCACCCCGGTCACCGAAGCCAAGGGCGCCATCCCCGACGGTGCCGCGAACGTGAAACGGCAGGGCTACGAATACGGGCTCGCCCTGGCCGGCACGACACCGTCCACTGTGGTCGCCGAGTCGTCCGAGCGGCTGCAGATCCTCAACCAGATCCACCAGGCGTACCTGACGTGCCCGTGGGTGTCGGCGCCGGTCGACCTCGTTGCCCGCACCCTCACCGCCGGCGGCCTGCAGCTGGAGTACGACACCGACAACGGTGCCAAGATCCCCGCCGACCCGCCCGAGGTGCAGCGGCTGCGCCGGCTGATGCGGTTCGTCAACCCGCGCGAGGACATGGTGCAGCTGCTGCGGCAGACCGTGACCGACCTCGAGCTGTTCGGCGACGCCTACCTCGAGGTCGTGCGGATCGCCGGCGAGCCGGTCGCGATCTACACGCTGGACTCGACGACGATGACTGTCGTCACCGACCCGCACGGCGAGGTCACCGGCTACGTGCAGCAGATCGACGGTGTCCGCAAGGTGCTGTTCGAGGTCGACGACGTTATCCACATCGCCGCCGACGCACCCCGCGGCGGCGTCTACGGCGTGTCGTGGGTGCAGAAGGCGTTGCTGCCGGTCACGGCGTGGCTGTTCACCGAGGCCACGATCAAGGAAATCTACCGGCGCGGTGACCCGCCCCGCATCCACGTCGACCTCGGCGCGGCCGGCGACACCGATGTGCAGCGGTGGCGTGAGCAGTACTCGGTCAACAACCTCGGTCCGAAGGCTGTGGGTGCGCCGATCGTCACGACCCGCAAGGGCGAGGTGCAGGACCTCGGTCAGCGCAAGGTCGTGGATGCGTTGCAGACGTCGAAGCAGCTGCGCGACGAGATCGTGTCCTGCTCTGGTGTGTCGCCGGCGAAGGTCGGGATCATCGAAAGCGGGAACCTGGGCGGGGGGACCGGCGAAAGCCAGGACAAGACGTTCCGGGTCGACAAGATCACGCCGATCAGAGCCCTCGTGTTGGAGAAGCTGAATTACCACATTCTGCAGCGCGGGTTCGGGATCACCGACTGGCAGCTCGAGTTCGGGGAAGTCGACTACCGGGACTCGAAGCTCGTCGAGGAGCTGCGCGACATCCGGCTCCGCAACGGCTCTTACACGCTGAACCGGTACCGCGACGAGATCGGCGAACCGCCCGTCGACGGCGGCGACGACGCGGTGCTGGTCGACCGGCAGAACTTGGTGCTGTGGGCCGACATGCCCGCCATGTCCAAGGCCCAGATCGCGGGCAAGGCGAAGGGCTCGAACCTGGAGGTCGACCCCGAGCAGGACGCGGCCGAGCCGGCGCAGATCCAGCAGGCGGCGCCGAAGGCCGCGCCGCCGGGGCTGCCGGCCGCGACCAGCGGAGTGGCGGATCCGAACCTGCCGCCGGACGACCGGGCGGGTGGGAAGAACGACGCCGCGCAGGGTGTGCCGCCGCGGGAAACCGCGTATAGCCGCGACAGCCGCAAGCTCGGCGAGGCGTGGGAGCGCGCCTACCGGGCGCGGCGCCGCCAAGCGTTGAAGGAGCTCCCGGAGGTGGAGGTCAAGTGAACCCCGGACATCCGACCCGCGCGCAGGACGTGCTGCCGCTGATCCAGAAACAGGTGGGCTGATCATGGCCAACAACGTCGTGTTCACGGCGGTCGACGACAACGGGTTCTCCGTCGGTGGTGCGAAGACGCTGGCGATCTCGGCGGCAGGGACTGTGGTCGTCAAGGCCGCGCCGGGGCGGCTGTGCAGGGTCATCGTCACGGCGACCGCTTCCGGCCCTGTCACGTTCTACGACAACGCGACGACCGGTTCCGGCACCGTTCTCGGAGTGGTCCCGGCGTCCGCCGCCGTCGGCGCGCTCTACGAGTTCCAGGCCCCCGCCGCGAACGGCATCACCGCGGTGGCCGCCGCCACGCCGTCGTCGGTGACGGTCGTCTACTCCTAGGGCCCGCGGCTGTCGGACAGAGCCCGGCAGAGCCCTCGGCCCCAGGCCCGTCCACAGGCAGGGACGCGGAGGGCGCTACGACAATGCGAAAGGAAGGCCCGCAGGTGGCCGACGAACTGATCCACACCGGCAGTCAGAACGTGCCGGGGTACCGACCGCAGACCCAGTCGTCTCTCGATGCGGTCAAGCAGATCAAGCTGATGGAGGCTGACGTCTCCACTCTGTGGAAGCTGCTGCGCAGCAACGAGACGGTCGATGTGGACCCGCGGCTGATGGCACTCGCCCGAACCCACTTCACCACAGCGTTCATGTACTTCAACCGGGCCGTCTTCCAGCCAGCTGACCCGTTCGACGACTAGCCGGGTGGAGGTCGTGATGGCCGACGCCCAGCCGGATTTCTCCGACGGCTCCATGGTCGCTCTCTACCCGCCCGCGGACCTCGCGCGCGAGCTCGCGATCCCCGGCGGGCTCCCGGTCGACGAACTCCACTGCACCATCGCCTACACCGGCGACGCCGTCGACATCGACGCGGGCGCACTCACCGACGCCGTCCACGCCGTCGCCGGCCGCGACCCGATCACCGCCACGATCTCCGGGCACGCCCGGTTCACCGGCGGCGACAAGGGCGATGTCGTCGTAGCGCTCGTGGACTCCGCCGACATCGAGGATCTGCGGCAGGCGGTCGTGGCCGCGCTCGCCGACCGCGGCATCGATATCCCGCGCGATCACGGCTTCACCGCGCACATCACCCTGGCCTATGTTCCGGCCGCCGAGGACTGCCCGGTCGAACGCCTCGACGCCCGGCCCGCGGTGTTCGCCAGCGTCGCGGCCGTCCACGGCAACGACTGTGTGCAGGTGTCGTTCACCACGCCCGACCAGATGGAATCCGCCGCGCGCCAGGCGATCGTGCCGTACGCGCGTACGGCGTTCGCTCAAGGCTGGGCGATGTCCGGCGGCCCCATGACGGACCGCGTCAAGGCCGGCTGCGTGGCCGCCGTCGAGCACGCCTGCGCACACGCCGACGACCCCGACGTCCTCGAAGCCACCCTGCGACTCGGGCACCTCGAAGGCACCTGGGCCAAGGTCTACCAGCGCCGCGACAAGCTGCTCGCCGACACCACCGCCACGGTGACCGAGACGTGGCACAGCATGATCGACCAGGTCGACGTCGGCGCCGTGGTCCGCTGGTACCGGGCACTCGAAGGACTCACCACCGAAGCCCGCACCGACGACCCCGAGCTCGTGCGGGCCACCGACACCGCGCGAGTCCTCCTCCACGCCCTCCCGGAAACCACCGGGTGGGCAGAGATCCGGCAGCAACTCCGCGACGGCATCGTCGCCGCCCAAACCGAAGGCTCGGTCGGGGCGCTCGCGATCGCCGCCGACAGCCTCAACCTGCCCGGCTTCAACTTCGACACCGCCTACGACCACTTCCACACCGCGCTGACCCAGCTCGAATCCACCTGGACCGACGCCGACGCGTGGCTCGGGCGGATGGTCAACGGCTCCGCCGGCGACCTCGGCCGCCGCCTCGCCGCGCTGGTCCGGGCGGACGCGTCCTACGAGGACATGGTCGCCGGCGCACTCGACGTCCTCGGCAGCACGGACGTGCGCGCGGTGTCCACTGTGGTCGACCTCGCCGTCCACCAGTCACTCACGACCGGGGCGATGAACCTGTGGGCCCGTGAAGGCGTACAGCAGGTCGACTTCTACACCGCGGGCGACAGCCGGGTGTGCGCCGCCTGCGAGAAGGCCGAAGCGAACGGACCGTACGACCTGACCGCCGATCCGCCGCGGCCGCCGCTGCACCCGCTGTGCCGCTGCACCCTCACCGCCCGCAACCCCATCAGCCTCGCGACCCTGCAACCGTTCCTGGAGGTGGTCACGTGATCGCCAAGCTGTCCGGCACCATGCTCGCGCCCGGCGTCAGCAAGAACGGCCGCCTCTACACCCCCGAGCTGATCGAAAAGGCCGTCACGCGGATGCAGGCCCGCCTCGCCGACCCGAACGCCCGCCCGATCGTGATGCGCACCCACCACGACGCCGGCGACGACACCAGCCGCATCGTCGGGCACCTCACCGGCGTCACCCTCGACGACCAGGGCCACGCCAAGTACGAGGCCGTCCTCAACGACAGCGCGGCCGCGCGGGACACACTCGCTGCGGCCGGCCCGGACGACGCCGCGCACCGGTCACTGCGGAACGTGAGCATCTACGGGTGGTGGGTCGGCAGGCCGCGCACCGCCCGCCACGACGGCGCGCCGGTGGAGACGGCCGACGACCTCGAGATCGATGCGGTGGATTTCACTGCGTTCCCGGGTGTCGAGCAGGCCCGCATCGACGGCGTCACCCCCGCGGCGACCGGTCCGTCGGGGGAGTCCGCGGCCGGGCGGCGCATCGTCACCGAGTCCGTCGACGCCGAGGTGTCCATCGTGGACGAGGCCGCGGCGCCGATGGGGAAACGCAGCGCTGGTCTCAAGGGGACGGGCGGCCCATACGCCGATCCGGGCTACCAGAAGGACAAGAAGCAGCGCTACCAGCTCGACACCAAGGCGCACGCCAAGGCCGCTTGGTCCTACATCAACCAGGCGAAAAACGCCGAGCCGTACAACGCCACCCAGCTCAAAGCCATCAAGTCGCGCATCAAGGCTGCGCTCAAAAAGTTCGGAGTCGACGTGACCAAGGAAACGGTGCACCCCGCGCAGCTGCTCGGCGAAACCACCCTCGGCGAGTGCATGTGCTGCGACGACGGCGACCGCGCCGGGTTCTCCATCGCGGCGAACAACGGCCCCATCCACGTCAGCGTCTCAGCGTGGGACGGGATCGACCCGGCCGAGCTCGAGGCCATCGCTACCGCCGCGATGCAGGCCGCCTGCGACGCGTTGAAGGCGCTCGACCCCGACATGGACGCGGACGTCGACGTCGATGGCGCGCCGGACGCCGACACCGACAACGACACGGACCCGTCGGGCGAGTCGAGCCTGCCGCCGGTCACCGCGACCCCGCGGGACATGGCCGCGTTCCTCGCCCGCAAGAAGGCCACCGAGACGACCGAGACCCCCGCGCCGACCGAGGCCGGGCCGACAGTGAAGGAGTCCGTTGTGTCGGACGCGCAGAAGCCCGCCGAGACGGCGGCCACCACCACCGAAGCCGCCGAGAAGCCGCTCACCGCGGCCGACCTCAAGGCCGCCGTCACCGAGGCATTCAGCCCCGTCGTCGACGCCCTCAAGGCGCTCGCCCCCCAGACCCCGGCCGCGTCCGCGCCGGCCACCGAGAGCACCACCCCGAACGACCGTGAGGCCGCGCCCGCGGCCGCCGCAGGCGCCGAGACCACCCCGGCCGCGACCACCGCCGAGAGCACCACGAAGGCGGACGTGACCGAGATGCAGAAGGCAGTCCAGTCGGCAGTCCGCGAGCACATCCCCGCACTGCTCTCCGAGTACGGGCTCCCGCGCCGCAAGGGCCACGTCGCCCAGGAAAACAGCGAGCAGGCCCCGGCCACCCCCGAAAACCTGTGGGCCAACCGCGGCGACGTGTGGAACACGGTGATCCCCGGCGGTACGCCCGCCGCGCCGGTCCCGCCCACCGCCCCGACCGCGGACTGAGCCCGCCACACCACTTCCCGTCTTCAAGCCCCGGACACCGCATGGTGCTGGGGCTTTGTCATGAAAGCGAGACACCATGCCTTCCGAACTCCAGGAGGCCCTGACCGCGGCGTCCGCGGTCACGCCCCTCATCCAGAAGCAGATCGACCCGCTGCTGCTCGAGTACCAGCGCCGCTACGCGCCGCTGCTGCGCTCGATCACCTCCAAGCAGTGGGGCTCCACGCAGTACTTCTTCAACCGTCGCGCCAACCGCCCGGACGCCGGCGGCGTCGTCGACGGTGGTGCCAGGCCGATCGGGAACAGCACCTACGAGCAGGCGTCGTTCGACATCAAGCTGTTCCAGGCCGTCGGCAGCGTGACCGGGTTCGCGCAGACCGTCACCCGGGACCTGATCGGTGACCTGCGCCAGACGGAAATCGACGGCACCGTCACCTCGATGCTGTGGACGCAGGAGAACGCGTTCTGCTGGGGCAACGACGGCGCGACCGCCGCCGGCCAGTACCCGATCTGCTCCGGTCTCGACTACCTGGTCGGGAACTTCTCCGGCGGCACCGGGTCGAACAACTACGTCAACGCGCTCGAGTACGCGCCGAACGCTGTCGGTACGACGTTCCAGCTGAAGTTCCTCGACGAGATCATCGACCTCGTCGAGACCAACGCCGGTATGCCGATCGGCTCCGACTGGATGTTCGTCATGAGCCCGCGCATGCAGTCGAGCCTCTCCCAGCTGCTCGTCAACCAGCAGCGGTTCATGGCGCCGACGCTGGAGGTCGCCGCTGGTCTGGAGGTTCCGACCTACCGCGGCGTGCCGATCCTCAAGACGTCGTTCCTGTCGCCGCGGAACACCCAGATGGGCACCGTGACGCCGTCGACCGCGACCACCGGCGGCACCCTCGCCGCCGCGACCTACCGGTACAGCGTGTCGGCTGTGGTGGCCCGGTTCGGTGAGACCGCTGCCTCGGTGGAGGTCACCCAGGCCACCACGGGTGCCACGTCCACGGCGTCGTTGGCGTTCTCCACGCCGACGAACTTCCCGGACGGCCTCGCGCCGATCATGTACAAGGTCTACCGGTCCACCAGCGCCACCGCCGGCACGCCGGTGTTCATCGGGTGTGTCGACGCGTTCGACAAGACCGGCGTGGCGACGACCACGATCGTCGACACCGGCACGGCGCTGCTCACCAACAGCTCCGCCAACACCGGCACCGCGCAGGCCGCCGCCTACCAGGGCGTCGGCGTCAACAGCCAGGGCGTCGCGAACATCACCGGCTCGATGGTCGCCCGCTCGGCGTCGGGCCCGATCGAGGACATCTA